CAATCGGGTGAAATCGAAGAAATGACAAAAGACCGCATAATCAACGAGTCTGCGTCAGACCTAGCGGACACTCAAGTAGAGAAGTTAAAATCTTTAGTAAATGACTTAGACTTTGAAAGTGAAGAAAAATACGCTGAAAAAGTTAACACTATTAAAGAAGCTCACTTCTCACAAGAAACTGGTAGTAGTGAAGAAAGTCCAGTAATGGAAGAAGACGGACATGACGAAGTCATGGAAACTTCTCCTAACATGGATAAGTATATCACTGCATTACAAAAAACCGCACCAAAGAATTAATCTTTGATGCATAACATAGGAAAATAAAATGGAACAACCAAATTATTCAGCCTTGATTGAAAAATGGAAACCAGTATTAGACGAAGAGTCTGCTGGTGAAATTAAAGACAATCATAGACGTTCCGTGACTGCAACTCTATTGGAAAACCAAGAGAAAGCAATCGCAGAACAAAATGCACAAGGTATGTTATTCGAAGCCGCACCTGCTAACAATGTTGCAAGTGTATCGAATTTCGACCCAGTGTTAATTTCTTTAGTTAGAAGAGCTATGCCTAACTTGATTGCATATGACGTATGTGGTGTGCAACCAATGAACGGCCCAACTGGATTAATCTTTGCGATGAAAGCAAGATATCAAGGTGGTGCAACTACTAACAGAGAAGCATTATTTAACGAAGCAGAAACTAGATTTTCTGGTGACTCTTCTGGTACTCATGACTCAGACAACGTCTCAGGTTATAACGGTATCGACTCAGACGGTGACAGATTAACTTCTCTTGCTGCTACTGGTATGCCGACTGTTGACGCAGAAGAGTTAGGTGCATCTACTGGAAGTACTTTCAATGAAATGGGTTTCACAATTGAGAAATCAACTGTGACTGCAGTTTCAAGAGCTCTTAAAGCAGAGTACTCTCTAGAACTTGCACAAGACCTTAAAGCAATTCACGGTTTAGACGCTGAGACTGAATTAGCTAATATCCTTTCTACTGAAATCCTTGCGGAAATCAACAGAGAAGTTATTAGAACAATTAACTCTCAAGCGAAAGACGGTGCTCAACAAGCTAACGTGACTGTAAATGGTGTGTTTAACATGTCATCTGATGCAGACGGACGTTGGAGTGCTGAGAAGTTTAAAGGTTTGGGTGTACAGATTGACAGAGAAAGTAATGTAATCGCCAAAGAAACAAGAAGAGGAAAAGGTAATTTACTTATCTGTTCTTCTGATGTTGCAACTGCACTTGCGGCTGCTGGTACATTAGATTACTCTCCAGGCATATCTAACAACTTAAATGTTGACGACACTGGAAACACTTTTGCTGGTCTTCTTAACGGAAGAATTAGAGTATACATTGACCCATATGCAAACACTGACTACTGTGTAGTAGGTTATAAAGGAACTAATCCTTTTGACGCTGGTGTTTTCTACTGTCCTTACGTACCATTGCAAATGGTTAAGGCAGTTGGGGAAGATACTTTCCAACCTAGAATTGGTTTCAAAACAAGATACGGAATGGCGTCAAACCCATTTGTAGGTTCTACACCTGCTAACGGTCTTGCTTCAGTGAAAACTAACCAATACTACAGAATATTTAAAGTGACTAACATTTTAACATAATCTGTTTAGGTCAAAGACCAAAAAGGGGAGAACTTCGGTTCTCCCTTTTTTTATATTATTTTGAAAATAAGTGTTGACATTTCTTGTTCGACCATGTATAATACTTGTATTAAGAATGAGAAAGAGAGGTTAAATTCGGAATAAGTTAACGGCGTAAAGTCAAAAGTCGATAGACACTCACCCCACTGCTCGTAGATATTGAAAGTTCGCAACTTTCCGAGGCAGTGGGTTTTCTTATAAATACAAATGGTCTCTTAGTTTAATGGTAGAACATGTCACTGTCGATGACGTAGTAGGGGTTCAATTCCCCTAGAGACCGCCAGAATTCACAAGTAGAGAAGAGTCGTAGTTGGTTGGTTGTTGTGAGACTCAGAAAAGATGTTCTAGTTGTTAAAGTCAATTAAGACGTGGCATATGGTAGTGAGACTAGAATAAACATCGAACAATGTAGGTAAAGAAATTCTTACGCAGTTGGGTTGGGATTTACTGGAAAACGATACTTGTTATGGTGGATAGACCGAAACCACCTAGATAAAAAATAGAGTGTAAGAAATCGGGTAGTCCCCGAGACATTGAACTACTGTGCAATCAACTGCACGATTTTTATAAATAGTAGTATGGCATATAGTAATAAAGTAATAGACAGATTTGAGTCTGTATTAAAAGACCCGAAGAAACATGCGGTGGGTAGATTTGACCCTAAAGACCCGAATGTTGCAACGGGACTCGTGGGTGCGCCTGCGTGTGGAGATGTCATGAAACTAGACCTTAAGATGAACGGAGATGTTATAGAAGATGTCAAGTTCAAGACTTACGGTTGTGGTTCTGCAATCGCATCATCTACTATGTTTGTTGAAATGTTAAAAGGTAAGACCATAGAACAAGCAAAAGAAATCAAAGATAAAGATATTGCAGACGCATTAGAATTACCCAAGATTAAATTACATTGTTCCGTTCTTGCAGAAGAAGGTATCAAACGTGCAATCGAAGATTGGGAAGATAAACTTAAACATAGAAAACATAATCAGTATGGACATTGAATTAACAAATGAAGCGATTACAAAAGCTGTTGAACGATGTGGAGAGTTTACTTCCAAAGAAAGTAATATACGTCTTGGGATTACTGGTGGTGGTTGTGCTGGGTACGAGTATGTTATTGAACACACCGACACTATTACTCCAAACGATAATGTTTTAGATTACGGTAAATTTAAAATTGTTGTAGACAATATAAGTTTACCATTCCTAAATGGTTCTACCTTAGACTATCAAAGAGAAGGACTTAACGAGTTCTTTAAAATCATAAATCCAAACGAAGTATCTTCATGTGGGTGCGGAGTTTCGGTTCAATTAAAAATATAACTTGACATTTGTTGTTCGTATCTGTATAATACGACAATGAGAAAATTTAATCGAAGAATACAGAAACCAAAATCATTCGATAGAAAACCTAAGAAAAAATATACAGGCCCTAAAGATACGGGTCTAACTGTATATGTACGAGAAGGTAATGTAGATAGAGCATTACGTACTTTTAAAAAGAAAGTAAAGAATGCGAATATCATGCAAGACTTGAAAGATAGAGAATTCTTTCAGACTCGTAGAGAGAAACGTAGACTATTGAAAGATAAAGCTATTCGTAGACAGAAAAGAGAAAACGAAAATAATAAAGGTTTAGGATTTACTAAACGTGGAAGATTTCAATAGAAACTCAAAGTCACTAGTCGACTAAAGAGTAATCAGACTAGAGTTGGTCACTGAACACCCAATGTAGAAATGAGAAAGTCTACAATTACCTCTCAAAAGGGAAGATATTGATACCATTTGGAATGTCTTCCCTTTTTTGTAAATTACCATTTATATAAATACTTTACACTTGTGACACACAATTGTCACATAAATGACACAATATGAAAACACTAGACAAATTGATGAAAAGTGGTAGATTAGATAAGATATGGTCTGGTATTGATACTGAGATGAAGCCATGGGAATGGAACACTGGTATATTCATGATACCTTCATTATGTCTTTGTAGTATTGTACTACTATCATTAGTATTTTAAACATAGGGGGACACGAAGTCCCCCTTGTTTTTAAGACAAGAATAAAATCAACGCAGTTGAAATTATAAAAATTCCAATATACGCATCGACTTTACCTAGTTTTTGATGTTTGACCTTATACATGTCTGACACCACGATACCATTTAGGATAAACAGTAGTAGATGTCTTCTTGTTTTCGGACTCTAAAGCATCATGTCTTATTCCACGATAAATACCCGCAACACGAGATTTTTTCTCTTTTGCGACATTTTGTGGAGTTTGTTTGATACCTCTGTAATACATAGGTTCGCCCTCCAGTTTTCTAATCGATTTCGTACATAGTCTCACGACTACACCCTTCTCATAGCGTTCCTTCGGTAAACTTTCGGTCTCGTTCCCTTGCGGTACTTGCTTGCCTTTCTGAATAGAAAGAGGTTTTCAGGTTTCCTACTTCCGTCTTATATAAAATATAAGATGAACGAAGTCTGAATACTTAGCCTAAGCTTATACACCCCCCTTGGCGGCGTATTCAGTATTCAGTATTATTTATACAAATTAAGTTTTTAAGTTAATCTGATAAAAAATCCTTTAAATCTGAGTCCACATTGACCGCACGTCTTTTTCTTTTCTTCTTCTCTTCGGTCACGACATCTTTCCAATAACGGTCTACACTCTTAATATCATCTATCTTTTGTCTAAGAGTATCCACTAGGAATTGTCCAGCTTCATCTGATTGTTCTGTACTGTTCTCATTATCAACTAAATCTTCATACTCAATATTTGCCATGTATTTTAGTTTGATATCTTGTTGTTTCTTTTCTTTATCTATTCTACGTAAGAATGCATACCAAGCGATTTGCGTAAAGTATGCGAATGCATTAGGTGTTCCAGTTCTCGTTGCAGTTTCGATATCATAGTTCTTGATTGCCTTTAAACAATTCTCTACTGCGTCCATAACCATTTCTTCACGATAAGTATATCGAATAAAATTAGATTTGTGTGATAATCCTTCTGCGATTTTTAGAAAACACTCTGCGATGTAATTATCAATCACTGGGATTTTCTTTGACTTTTGTTTCTGTGCTTTCTGTAATCTATTACAATAATCTACAACCGCAAGAGAAAACTCTTTGTTGTTTACGTAGTGTGGTTTGTCTTGTGGTTTTACTTTATTTGTCATAATATATCCATATTTAATTGTTTTGTATTATACTTGATAAAACATATTTAGTCAATAATTAAATTAGTTCTTGACAAAACTTGTTTCATCATATATAATCTTGGCTACATTCCGCCCCCCGCTGAATACTTAATGTAATTTATCTTTATCTGGGTCTAAAGTAGGGAAGAATAATAACTTTCCTAATTTATCTGCAGCTTCTTCGACTTCTTCTTTTGTTTTTTCAACTAATCCGTCTACATATTCTTGTATCTTACCTTCACGTAAAGCAGCTTCTGCATCTTTCCAACTACGAACTCTATCTTCATAGTTTGCGTTCATATCTAATAATGCTTCTTCCCACTGTAATAATAAATGTTCGGGTGGTTTTGCCATACTAACAACATGATAAGAATTCAATGAGATAACACTACCAAGACTTTCTTGATACACCATAAACGGACGCATCGTATAAAACGGAAAACCAGTAGTTGATTTTGCGTAAACCATTTTTACTGCTTTCCTGATTACGATTTCTTCTTGACGAGTTGCGTCATCACTGTATGGGTCGTTCCATTCAATAACTTCACATATAACTTCGTCTCCTGATGCAAGTTTGAAGTGTCTTACGTCACCTATTCTTTTATCCATACTACTATTTATACTATTTTAAATTAACGGGTATTATCTTATACGGGAACTGTTCCTTTGCGTATATCTTTATTCTTTCTCCAGAATGACGCAAAGTAAAGTTCTTGTGTCCTTTTACATGTAAATCATCTGCAATATCATAGAGTGTAGTATTACTACCGTCATCTGATTGTCTGAGTCCACGTCCGATAGATTGTAATACTTTTATCTGACTTTTACTTGGACTTGCAAATACAATGTTATGTAAGTTCTTAATATTTATCCCAGTACTAAATGTTCCTAATGATGCGACAATGATTGCATTCTTCTGCGACTCTACAATACCACGTATTTGTTCACGGTCTTTTGCATCTACTTCTCCAGATACATAAAATACTTTTCGGTCTTTGTCTGCACCTTTTCTTATAATATCAAATAACTCTTTACCATGTTTCTCTACATATTGAAACAATACTAATGTATTCCCTTTTAAATCTAATGTTAAGTTCTTAATAAAATTATTTCGTTTTTCGTGTCGGACAATATAATCTACTTCTTCTGCATAAGTCTTACCTTTTAATAAATGACATACATCATTATGATATCGAAGAAGTATAACATTGATATCAAGACCCGCAAGTGTACCACGTACTTGTAAGTCTTTGGTTGCGATTACTTTATGTGTCAGTCCAAACAATCCTTCTAATACTAATTTATTTGTTTCTGTACCGTCCAGTGTACCCGTAGTACCAAAACGATACTCCGCATTCTTACATTTGTTCATTACACCCGTCAATGATTTTGCTTTAAATAAATGTACTTCATCTCCAAAGACCGCACCGAATTGTTCAAACCAATCAAACTTAAGACGATAGATAGATTGCCATGTAGAGATGATAATTCTTTTATCTGTAATCTTATCCTTTCCAGAATAGATACGGTGTACTTCATTTTCTACATCAAACCCATATTCATAAAAGTCCTTATATAATTGTTCTACTAAACTTGTTGTGGGAACAATAATTAACATGTTCTTGTCGTGATTGTCGTAGTACCAACGTAATAAATTATAAATGATAAACGACTTACCACTTCCAGTAGGGGAGAGTAATAAACATCTTTTGTTTTCTATACCATGTGATATCGCAT